TCCTGATAAGGGTCACCGAATTATAATGCAATCGCCGCCTTGTTACATTTGGAGTGGTACCGATTTTTTTGTTACAGGAAAAGGAATTATTGGCACTGAAACTACCATTGGCGGATTCGGATCCTTTGAAAATAATTACCCTATATCTTGTAGAATACGAAAAGCAATGCAACACGGAAACACTTTGGACGAATACGTCGATATTTTATGGGAAGGTAATTCTGGTGATTATGCAAATTCCTGGTTATTTGGTGATATCAATACACAAGAAATTATGCGTCTTGAATTAGGACTGAAATATAAAAGCGTCGAAAGAACAAAAAACGGAGTTTTTATCGGATTCAACGCACCCTACGACCCACAAATTCGTAATTTAGAATGTTCCAACACTGGTATGGATGACTTGAGAAGACATCAAGGTGCACGTAAAGTGCGTTTGGGTGATTTAATGGAAACCCATAAAGGTAAATTGAATGTAAGTTTAGCAATGAAAATTATTGCTGATCATTATGATGTCTACTTGAATAAAGATAATCCATCATCAAGAACAGTTTGCGGTCATTATGAATTAGATGCAAGAGAATACATGTCTGAACCAGGAAGACCTAAACCATTTCAACCTCGTGGTGCGGTTGATGGTTGTGTTGCCGATTCAAAAATGATTGAAAACATGTCATTTATGGGACGTTTTGGATGTTCTTGTGGCACACCATTTATCGCAAGTAAATTTTTGGATAAAAACCGCGTTTGGATGCACTTGAAACCATATTTATTAGATAGACCGACTCAAAAATGGACATTATTAGCATCCGACGGGTCTTCCAATAAAAATAAAAAATCAAAGAAAACTCGGCGAAATAAAAAAGAAGAAAGCGGAAAACATGCCAAGACTCAAAAAAGCCATTACACCGCAGTGGATACAGAGGTAAATGGAGACAAAGACGACAAAACTACCAGTACGAGTGAAACCAGTGAACATGATGATGATGAGAAACATCACGATAAAGATGATAATGATGATTCCAAGGATGAATAATTTAATATTTCCTATTAAAATAAAATTGAATAAAAATAATTTATAAAGACGAATCGTAGCCTTTATAAATTATTATGGATGAAAAAACCATTACATTGAACGATCAGGAAATTTCGGAAATGAAAATAAAATTAAAACACATTTTAAGTATTTCAAAATGCAATCATAAAATAGAAATAATGAAACAACCAGATATTAAATATGCTCATATTTATTGCAAAATCAATCAATTATCTGGTCAAGTTGCAGGACCTTTAATTGAATTTTATCTAAAAAACAAATATGAAATGATCAAAAATAATTCATCATTATGCATCGGAGATTTACAGCACAATCAAACCAATATTGAACTTAAAATTTCAAACGGCGGTAAAGAAAACAACAAATTTAATTATGTTCAGCTTCGAATGAACCACTTGTGCGAATACATATTAACCGCTTATTATATTAATGATGACAATCTTGAAACTATGGGCGAATTGTTTATCTTCAAATTAAATAAACCCGACATTAAAAAAATAATATTCAAATATGGCGGATATGCCCACGGAACCAAACAAAAATTAGGTGAAATTACACAAGAAGAATTGGAAAATCCGACAAATGATAAAGAATATGCCATCCGCCCAAAATACGGAGATAAATGTTGGCAAGAATTATTACAATTTAGAATTCATGAAATCTAAATACAAACTAACCAATTCACCCCGTCCCATAGAATTTTGTCTTGCTGTATTTAAACTATTTGAATAATCCAAATGACGAAACCGATTCATCAATTCTGTTTTATCAATATTCGCCTTAAACCAGTGCCAACTTTTAGGTCTCAGTTCGTTTAAACCATCTTTTTTTATTTCACCAATCTTACCACCATAAGCACGCATCGCAAAATCAGCATCTAAAGGAGGCGTTGGTTGACCCTTCTCGTCATTTGGTCCAAATTTTAAAAATTCCCAATCTGAATGTGTCGTTTGTAAATCAACTATTTCTCTTTTTATAGCCTTTTTCTCCCATATTTGAAAACAACATTTCACCATCATTGGTGGCGAAAAACAACAAGGATTATTTGGTACATCTTCATCATATACCAAATGAAACATTTCATCCAGTTTGTTTTGAACACTCGTTTTTCTAAACGTTCTTGGAACTATAAATCCAATAACGGCTGCCCATTTTGCAGAATGATTAAAGAATTTGATTGCCAGTGAACTAACTCGACCAAATGGCGGATTCCCCAATACCAAAATGTTTTTTTTATCTTGTGTCGGCGAATACTCAAAGAAATCCAGTTTAATTATATTTGCATCTTCCGGTGATATATCTATACCAATTTTATGATTACTTGGTATCTGATTTAGAAAACTACCGTTTCCTGCACTGGGCTCAACAATCAAATCCCATTTGATAACATCATATAATTCGACAATCTTGTCTATACATTTTTTAGCATAAATAGGTACAGTATAAAATTTATCGAGACCTTCTTCACGAACCACTTTTACTTTTTCACTGCTTTTTTTGACCATTGGTAATTATTTAACTCTTTTTATTATAATACATACTACTATTTTAAATCAATTTTAAATATTTTTTATTATAATATTATACTATTATAATGAAAAAAAGTATTAAAAAAATACAGATACATAAAAAATATTCGAAAAAACACAAAAAAATAAAAAACCGTAATCGTTCGAATAAAATTCGTAGATATTCTAAAAAGTATAAAGGTGGACAAGGAGATGATGATGAACCTGTCAAAAAAAGAGCAAGATATAACACATCTATGAATACACCTATGAATACACCTATGAATACACCTATGATTACATTTATGTCGATGGCAAAAAATATTCATGATAACGGACCAATGATTTCCCCGCTTTCTGGCCCTGATGATGTTTATGAATTGATGAAAAAAATATTGAATTTATGGAATTATGCCGTTCAGAATATTCACAATCCTGAAGAACTTAACATTGTCAGGGAAATCATAGATAAATTATACAATAAACTTGTCATTGCTGTTCCACAAGAACATGAAGGGAACGCAGGACAACAATTGCAAATTACAGATTATAAAAGCAACGCGATACTTGGAGAATTCTTTCATTATGTAGCAAACATTAGTGCTGATAAAACGTTTCATGACACGGTTATAATACCAGATATAGATTATTTTAATTCTCCAAATAGCGACAATCCACATATCGTATATCCACCACCACCACCAGATAATAATGATGATGCGGAAGAATAAAATGCAATGTGGAAATTATTTTTTATTTTATTCACTACCAAAAAACGCACCCTTGCCCATACTAAAATCACTCAATTTGGTAACGACATACTTGTTCTTGTCAATCAACGGTTTAATCAAATCTTTGATCGAAATCAACCCAATAAATTCCGTCTTGTCATAAATGAGCAAATGACGAATATTTTTAAACAACATCTTACTCATACAAGTCTCCAAACTATCATCTACCTTGGCAACGATTACTTTTGGAGAATAAGTGCAAATATCCTTGATTTTGACATTAATATTTTGTTTATCCGCTGCGGCGACTTTATTAATATAATCGCGACCTGTACAAATACCAACAACGTGACCCTTGTTATTTGTTACCGCCAAACAACTCACATTAAACGCTGTAAAACGAGTAACCGCCTCTTTTACATCCGATTCTTCGTTAATTTTATAATCAATATTGTAATAACAACTCTTCTTGTAAATATCCAATGCCGATACAGGTAATAAATCAATCGAACTAAACTTTTTTGTTTGAACTTGTTTCAATCCATTGAATCCAGTGTTAACAAAACTCATTCTCATTCTTGACGCAAACATTCTTACTTATTAATGGGAAGGTGTTTTTAAATTATTTTTTATAATTTTTATTTTATCTTATCGATTCTTGTATTTTGGATTTACTTTGTTTTCATATTTATATTAAAATAAAATATAGTATATTTTATATAAATGTCTGCACTTGAACTAACATATATTTTTCCAGATGGAGGTTTTACGTTAGTTCTACCCATTTTTGGTGGAACTGCATCATCAATAGATTGGGGTGACGGGAGTCCACCAACTACAGATGATACCAGAACACACACGTATTCATCCGCAGGAACCTATTATGTTAGTATTTTAGGAACAAATATAACTCATTTTAATTATTTTTTTGAAAGTGGTGCAACTGGTAAACAGTATTTGACAGAATGTACAAGTTTCGGTGAAATAGGTTTGACTGATTTATATTTTTCTTTTTACAATACCCAATTGTTAACAACTGTTCCGAGTTCTTTACCAACACTATCAACCATCACAAATATGCAGGGATTATTTCAAAGTAGTTCACCTAATATTGACTACAGTAATATAACTGGTTGGGATGTTTCTGGTGTCCAAAATATGCAAGCTCTTTTTTATGGTTCTACTATGAATGTAGATATTAGTGGTTGGAATGTTTCAAGTGTCACGAATATGAGCTTTATGTTTGCCGAAAATACTGTTTTTAATCAACCATTAAACGGTTGGGGAAGTAATACAAGTAACGTAACTGTTATGGATAACATGTTTAGTGGAGCAGCTTCATTTAATCAACCGATTGGTAACTGGGTTGTTTCAAGTCTACAAACCTCACGAAATATGTTTGCGAATGCAACAAATTTTAATCAAGATATAAGTAACTGGCAGGTATTCAATCTTACGAATGCATCTGCCATGTTTGTAAATGCGACTGCTTTTAATAACGGTGGAGCTCCTGGAACCTCTTCAAATCCTTTGTCTTGGGGGACTTCAACAGGAAATCTTCAAAATGTAAGTAGCATCTTTACGTCGGCATCTAATTTTAATCAAGATATAAGTGACTGGGACGTATCAAACGTGACAAATGTGCGTACAATGTTTTCTTTTACCTCATCGTTTAATCAAAATTTAAATAATTGGAATTTAACAAGTCTTTCAGATGCAACTTTGATGTTTTATGGTGCAATTGCATACGATAATGGAGGAGTTACTTTGGACTGGACTGGAAAAATACCGCTATTAAATAACATGGATGGGATGTTTACTTCAGCAACTTCATTTAACCAAATTATTCTTTTAGATACGTCAAACGTTACGAATATGGGTGGTCTTTTTTATTCTGCACAACAGTTTAATCAAGATATAAGTGGTTGGGACTTTTCAAGTGTAACAATTGTGAATAGTATGTTTGCTTATAGTTTATATAATCATGATGTAAGTAACTGGAATATAACAA